GGCCCTGAGATTGACAGCGACTTGGAGCGCATGGCACCAGAGGCCATCGTTCGCTTCTCGGAGCAAATCAACGCGACCGACGAGGAAACTCGCCTCGTGTACCGTGACGCCCATGCCAAGGATGGCGTGCTGCGGGACCTTGGCGACATCACGAAGGCGTGGGTCAATGAGCACTTCCATCTTGGCATCGAGGTCAAGTTGAACATGGACAACCCCGCTGCTGCCTTCCTGTTCAAGCAGGTTAAGAAGGGCAAGCAGTACGGAATGTCGGTCGCAGGCCACGTCGTGGAATACGCCGACGAGTTTGTCGCAGAGGTAGGTAAGAACGTTCTCACCTACAAGAACGTTGTGCTGGATGAAATCTCCAACACGACTCGTCCCGCATGGTACCCATCCTTTGGGACCGTGCTCGCTAAGTCTGTCAAGGATGCGTCCGAGACGACAGAAGGTGAAGCAATGAGCAAGACGGCTGATGCCGAACTCGACACCACGGTCGAGGACGCTACTAAGTCCGACGCAACGACGGAAGTCGTTGACGAGACTGCCAAGGCTGATGACACCGCTGGTGCCGCTGCCGAGGAAACTGCTGCTGATGAGACGGCCAAGGCCGACGAGACAGTAGTCGAGGAAACCGCCGAGAAGGCAGGACGCAAGTTGTCGGGTGCTACATCCGCCAAGTTGCTTGGCCTGTTCAACTCTATGCAGGAAGAACTCACATCCCTCGGGGTGATTGAGGCTCCTGCCGCTGCTGATGCAGCAACCACCGAAGGCGAGAAGTCGGCTTCCGGTGCGGAGGAAGACACCACCGAGAAGACTGCGGAGGCTGCTTCGACGGAAGCCGTCATCACCAAGTCCGACCTCGATGCCCTTGCCTCTGCCCTTGAGAAGGCAAACGAGCGTATCGCTGAACTCGAAGCACAGCCGCGTGTGGCTGCTCCGGGTGCTATCTCTGACGCAGCCAAGAGTGCAGCAGAGACGGACTTTGAGGCAGAACTCGCAAAGGCCAGCCCTGCTGACCGCCTGCGCCTCGCATTCGCCGCTCAGACGAGCGGTCGTTAACCTGCCAACCGGCAGAGAAGGAAACCAACATGGACCAGTTGACTGTGCGTAAGGCACTCGACCTCGCGTCGAGCGGTTCTTACCTCATTCCGGAACTCGTTGACAACGCTATCAGGGACTACGCCACACTTGAGCCTGTCCTTGCCAACGTGGTCAACCGCGTTCCTTGGGCAACCAACACCTACTTCATCCGTAGGCGTGATGCCCTCCCGACCGCCTCGTGGAGCACTGACGGTGGCACCCTCCCGGCTGCCTCGCAGAGCACCTACAAGAAGGTCAGCAAGACCGTGAAGTACCTCTACACTCGTGGAGAGGTCACCGGTCCGATGCAGCAGGCAGCGGGCTCGCTCTACAACGCTTTGGCGTTGGAGGTCGAGGCTCACTCGCGTGCAGCAGTCGAGCAGTTGTCGGAAGACATCGCTACCGCCTCTGGTGGTTCCGATGACATCACCGGCATCCTGTACCAGATTGACACCGACGACAGCACGAACTGGGGCTCCACGGGCTCCGGTACGGTTGACGCCTCCGGTGCCTATCTGTCCCTCGACATGATTGACGAAGCCATCGACACCGCTCGCGGTGAAGTTGACCTCATCGTCACGTCGCGTAGGGTCCGCCGTGCCATCAACTCCCTGTTGCAGGCACAGCAGCAGTTCGTGGACAGGACTGAGGTAGCCGCTGGCTTCCGTGTCCTGACGTACGATGGCCTCCCCATCGTCACTGACCTCCACTGGGAGACGGACGAGGACATTCTGTTCATCCGTAGGGCAGACGCCAAGTTGCTCATCCATCAGGACTTCACGTTCGAGGAACTCGCCAAGACGAAGGACTCGACTGACTTCATGATTAAGGGCTACTTCGGCTTCGCGCTCGAAGGTCGTCCGGTTCACCTTAAGGGCTTCGCCCTCTAAGGTTGACTTCGGTCTGAACGCGGGTGGGGTTGCTTAACAGCGCCCCACCTGCTACACTCAAGGAGACACATAGATGTCCGAGGACACAATCCAACTTCTCAACCCGTTCTTGAGGCAGGCCCGCATTCGGGTCTTCCACTTCTACGACGGGCGTGCGCCTGTTGAGGGCGGTGTCATCACTATCCCTGCGAACAAGCCGCAGTGGGTACAGCGTGCATACATCATGGGCTACAACAAGAACATCGACGGTAGCCCCACCACAGTAGCCGAGGCCCTCCGTGGCTTCACCCCAGCCCCCGTGGCTGCAAGCACCGAGAGTGCAGGAGAAACGAATGACGAAGGTCTTGATGCTGGGGGACTCCCCGGTGATGGAGACGGGGTTCGGTCGAGTGAACCGGAAGGCCCTGCTGGCGATGACGAAGGCGGGGATGGAAGTGGCGTCGGTATCGGCGTTGCAGAGGGAAGCGAAGGAGACGACGCTCCCGGTGACGCAGTTCCTACCTGAACCCAACGACCCGCAGGGGTTGTTCACAGTCATCGACGTAATCGAGAACAAGAAGTTCGAGCCTGATGTCATCTACCTGACCGGCGACCCCGGCTCGGTAGCAGCATACGCTTCGGTCATCCCGGCCCGTATCCCGGTCACAGCCTACGTCCCCGTAGAAGGGGAGCCACTCCTGAACGAGGGATGGCGTGCAGTGCTCGGTGCGATTGACTTCGCAACCACCACGGAGTACGGCCAGAAGATTGTCAAGCGTGACATGGGCATCGACGTGCCGTACTTCTACCACGGCGTTGACACCGAAGTGTTCAACCCGCTGACCGACGAAGACCGTGCGGCGTACCGTTCCCGCCTCGGCTGGGACGACAAGTTCGTAGTCGTGTGCGTGGCTCAGAACGTACGCAGGAAGCAGTTGACTCGTCTCATCGAGTCGATTGCCGTGCTCAAGCACAACTACAACCAGAAGGACATCGTGCTGTACCTGCACACCGTCCCGTTCCAGAACTACTGGCTCGAAGGATGGAACCTGCCCGAAGTCGCGGCAGGGATGCGGGTAAGCGACAGCGTGATGTTCAACCCACTGATGTCCGGCTTCGGAAAGTCCGTCCCCGAACGGGGCGACATGGACGTGCCGGGGCTCCGCGAACTCGTCGGTTCTGCCGACCTGTTCGTACTCCCCTCTCAGGTTGAGGGCTTCGGTCTTCCCATCGCGGAGGCAATGGCAGTAGGCACACCGGTCGCCGTCACCAAGTATGCGGCAGGCTGGGAAGTTGCACGGCTCGGGCAAGGCGCTGGCCTCACGGTTAGCGACTGGGAAATCCACAAGAGCGGTGTTCGCTACGCCAACGTCGATGTGAACGACATGGCCAAGACCATCCTCGGCCTCAAGCGTGACCCACGCAGACTCCAAAGGATGCGTGCCGCTGGGCTAGCAGCAGTGCCTCAGTTCAACTGGGCAGGTTTCGAGGGGTACATCGTTGAGCAGATTGAAGCGGTCCGCTCCCGGCATGAGGCAGGGAGTGGGCTCTCGCAACAGGCACATTCAGGGCGGGAGGAAGCCGGGTCGTAAGCCCGGTTACTTCGAGCGCCTTCGCCTTCAAATGGCAGATAACCGCAGGGAGTTGTCCCTGCGCTCCAACGGCAAGTTGATTGCCGGTATGCGTCGTGGTGAGTCCCGCTCGGGCTCCATCCTTCGCCGCAAGAAGCGCAAGCGTAGCCGCTTGTTGAGGAAGACGTAGTGTCCAGTCTCATCACCGCCGATTACTTCAATGAGCAGATGGCCACGTTCGGACTCAAGTCCACGTTCGCCCCTTCCTCCTACGCTCTGGACACCCTCATCGAGGAAGCGTCCGACTGGGTAGAGGGGTACTGCGACCGCAGGTTCGCCCTTGAGTCTGCAACGCAGGTTCTCCGTGGACCGAACAGGGTCAACCGCAAGTTGGTTCTGGATGACTACCCGGTGACCGAGGTCACTTCCATTGACTGGGAGGACGGCCTCATCACCGGCAGCCACAGCCCTTCGGATGTCCGCATCCTTCCGGGCGGCGTGCTTGAGGTCAAGAACGTCGCGCTGTGGGAGTTCATCCCTGAGCGCACCTACACCGTCGAATACGAGCGAGGCTTCGCCACCATCCCGTCGAACGTGCAGCGTGCGGTGGGACTCAAGATTGCCAACCTCGTCCAGCCACAGTATCAGGGACCACAGGACCGCGAGGTCTTCATGGTCACCAACTTGGACCAGATGATTGTGGACCTTCTCGAACCGTTCAGGCGGGAGAGGCTGGCCTAACATGGGCCTTGTCACATTCAAGTGGCAGATGCACGGCCTTGCAGAGGCGATGCGGGCGGTGGACAACATCAACAAGTTCGTGGAGTCCGACAAGGGGCGCGAGACAATCGCTGTCGCTGGGCTCCGTGGAGCAGCCGTCCTGTTCGACAGGAACTTTGCCACCGAGGGTGGCGAGGTAGGCGGCTGGGCAGACCTCGCAGACCGTACGGTCGCAGAGCGTGAGCAACTGGGCTTCGGTGGGGAACACCCCATCCTCGTCCGGTACGGCGACTTGCGGCAGTTGACAGCGACCTCTCTGATGGCCGCTAGTGGGGCTGGAACATTCAGTAAGACCGATGCGCAAGGAAAGAGTATCAACGTGTCACTTGTGACTCGCGGGGGTGCTGTGAATGTTGTAGCGTCGGGTGAGAAGTCCATCAACCAAGTACCGACCCGGACCGGTAACCCGGCCCGTCCGTACTGGTTCGTTAACAGCGCAGTCAAGGACGCCATCCGCAAGATGGCCGTCAAGGAACTGGCAGACCAAATCGTGAGGGTCATCTGATGGAAGACGTAATCGACGCCATCGTGGCCGAACTCACCGAGTTCAAGGACACGACAGCCGCCAATGGCGGTTGCTCGGACATCCTCACCATCGAGGCGGTCTATTGGGGTGACCCCGGCATCATTCCGGTGAACTCCTATCCTGCGTTTCTGGTGCAGCCCATCAGGGACATTCCAGACATTGAAACTACGGGGTACGAAGTTCGTGACCTCGAAGTGCTAGTCACCTGTCTTATCGACTCCCGCTCGTACTGGGACGCCACGGCGCTTGAGGCAACGGGAGATAGGGCATTGACCCAAGTCATGGAGCGAGTGAGAAACTGGTTCCGCACTGATACGAACCGCCACCTGCAAGGGCTGGACGGGACGAGGGAAGTGCGTGCCACGAACACGGACTACATGGTACAGGTACGCGGCTCGGTAGTGGCCAAGTCCGCGCAAGTTACGCTCACGGTCAACAAGCAACGTGAGCGTGTAGCGTAAGCAGAGGAACAAACATGAGCCTTGGCGCACTGGGCTACGTTGGCTATGGAGTAGAAGTCTCCGAGGGAACATTCGTCGCACCGACGAAGTACCTCCCGGTTTCTTCGTTCTCGTTCGAGGACTCCAATGACTTCATGACGCCCGACCAGATTAGGCATTCGCGTGACCGTTACATCGCAATGGCGGCTCCGTATGCAGTATCGGGCACGATGGAAATGGAACTCATCCCCACGGATGTTGCTTCCCTTCTCAAGTCGGCCTTCGCTGCTACGGTGAACTCGTCGGCGTACACGGGCTCGGCCTACCAGCACGTCTTCACACCCGGCTCGGCTGAACCCACGTTCACGTTCGAGTCCTCGGCAGCCGATGTCCTCATCATGAGGTACTCGGGTGTTCGTGTGAACACCATCGAAATCAAGGCAGCGTTCGGTGAAATCGTCACCGCATCGTTCGGCCTTGAAGGCGTGAACCGCCAGAAGCAGGGCAGCGCCTCCACGCCGTCCTACACCAACGTGGTTCCGTTCCACTTCTCCGGCGTTGACATCAAGGTGGACAGCGGTACTCTCCTGAGCACCGTCAAGGACTTCACCTTCGGAGTCAACAACAACATCGAGCGTATCGGTACGTTGCGCAAGACTCGTTCTTGGAAGCGTCTCGAACTCGGTATGCGTGAGGTAACGCTGGCTCTGACCATCGACTTCACGGACACCGCTGAATACGACAGGTTCCTCACCGAGGACATCTTCGATGTTGACCTGCACTTGCAGGGTCCGGACCAAGGCAGCGACCCGACGTACCTCCGCATTCAGGTGCCGAACGTACGTTGGAACAAGGTCGGCGTCCCGCTCTCCGCTGGCGACTTCCTTGAGCAGTCTGTCGAGGCGTTGATTGTTGCTCCCATCGGTGGCGACATCTTCACCGCAACTCTCGTCAACAACGAGGCAACCGTAGCCTAACAAGGCTACTGATTGAGGGGGGCTTCGGCCCCCTAATGTCACATACTCTGTACCATATCGCCGTATAAGGTACAGGGTATGTGACAACACTAACCCCCATAGTGGGTAGGAGAAACGAATGAGCATCTTCCGCAAGGCAACCGAGGAAACCAAGCAACTCTCCATTGGCGACGAAGGCGACTTCCTCGTCGTTCGTGCTGACATCAGCAAGCGGGAGTTCAACGCCCTCGCTGCCAAGATGCCGACCGGTGGTGGGGAGAACATCTCCATCGCGCAGGCCGCTGACTTCACCGCCGTCCTGTTTGACACACTCGTGCTCGCATGGTCGGGTGGCGAGGGCAAGCCGTCCGGTGAGGACTACCTCAACCTGACAGCCGGTGTCGCAACACTTATCGACGCTGCTCTCTCTGAGCACTTCGCTTCCCTCCTGCCTGACAGCGCCGAGGGAAAGTAGCCTTCGACCTCGCTAGCCAGCACGCTCGTGGGTTCAAGGTAGGCAACACGCTTGCCCGTCACCCACGAGTGGCGCGAGCGTTCGACCTGTACCTGACTTGCCGCTCGTCCCAACTGTTCAACATGAGGGTCGAGAAGAACAGGGGCAAGACCGTCGAGAACCGAACGGTCGAGTTCGTAACCGGGTACTCGCAACTCCCCGTTGCTGGCGGGGTGTTGGACCAACCAGTCTGGCTGATGGAGATGTTTGACCATTTCCGCAACGGCGAGAACGCCGCAGCATCCAAGACTCTTTCAAAGTAGGTACGACTATGGGCCATCCAGATAGCATCATCTATTGCGGAACCGCAACACTTGACGCTATCAGGGTGGCCCTTTTCGTCATGTCCGGAGTGACCCGTGTCTAACGACATCAGCGACATCCGACTTGTCATCCAAGTCATTGCGAATACTTCTCAACTCGACAAGTTCGCTGCGTCGATGGGCAAGGTCAACTCTGCCACCATGGCCGGACAGCGTATGCAGTCTAACGCTGCCGCGCAGGTTGGCGCTGCCTCCCGTGGATGGCAGAAGTTCTCGGAGAAGTTGGCTGTCACCGAACGTAAGATGGACGCCGTGTTCCGTGCTGGTGTCCACTTGCAGGCCATGGGCCGCGACCTCACGGGCGCAGGCATGGCTCTGTTCAACTTCGCTGGCGACATCGTATCCCGCTACGCCAAGTACGACTTCATCCTCCGTGCAACCGGAGTCGCCCTCAACACGAACGTTGAGTGGCAGAAGAAGTTGGACAAGGCCATCCAAGACACGGCCATCACCCTCGGTAAGTACAAGCCAGAGGAAGTAGCCGAAGCCTACAGGCTGTGGGGTGCCGCTACCGGTGACGTTGTGGACTCGCAAGCGTCCCTCGCCCGTATCACGAAGACCGTTGAGAAGATTTTGATTGCAACCGGCATGGCCGGTGGTACAGTCGAAGGCAACATCAAGGGTATCTACGGCGTGCTCAAGCAGTACAACATGAGGATGGACGACGCCGGTCACGTCACCGAAGTCCTGTCCGTACTCACAGAGCGTACCGCTGCCAACTTCGGTGACCTCACCGGAGCCTTCATCTACACAGGTTCCGCCATCGGTAACGTCGGTGGCACCTTCGAGGACACGGCTCAGGTTCTCGGTATCCTCGCAGACGCAGGCTACCGTGGCTCCAAGGCTGGTCGTGGCTTGTCCATGGTCTTCGAGGCGTTCCTCTCCCCGTCCACCAAGAAGGCCGAGAAGGCGCTGAACGCTCTGGCCAAGAGGGCATCGGGCGGCAAGAAGTCGTGGGCCGACCTCATCACTCCAATCAAGAACGGCAAGCGTCACTTCGTGGGTATCCGCAAGACGGTTGACGACCTCGCTAAGGCCATGAAGGACATGGGTCCGATTGAGCGCCAGCAGGCCATCAACGCCATCTTCACGAACAACGCTGCTCGTGCTATGCTCCCGACCATCAACGCTCAAATCCACCTGTGGGATGAGCAGGCGAAGTCCGGCAAGAAGTTGACCTCCATCTTCGATGAGCAGAAGTACAGCCTCAAGACGGCTTCGTCCTTCTTCGCTCAGATGTCGGACCAGTTCAAGGGCTCGATGGACTCCCTCATCGGGTCGTTCCAGAACAGCCTGTTCCCAATCATGCAGATGCTCGCAGTCGAAATCATGAAGATTGCTGGCCCCATCCTCAAGTTCCTGTCCGGTAAGTTCAAGGAACTGGCAGCGTGGCTTGAGAAGAACCCGGCATTGGTCGAGTTGCTGGTCAAGTTCGGTGCTATTGCGGCCATCATCCTCGTCGTTGTTGGCTCGTTCTTCACCCTGCTCGGTACCATCGCTCTGTTCATGAGCAACATCTTCCTCGTCGGTGCTGCCCTCATGCCGCTGGTCGCCATCGTGGCTGGCCTCATCGCAGGCATCATCGCGCTGGGCATCGCCTTCATGAACAACACGCACGGCATCCGTGACGCCTTCGGCAAGTTGGCCGATGCAGTCAAGAGGTTCTTCGACCTGTTCACTGGTGGCGACAAGGGTCGAACCAAGATGATTGAGGACATCACCGGGGCGCTCAAGGACTTGTCCCTGCTCATCCTCGACAAGGTAATCGACATCATGAAGGGCATCACGGATTGGCTGAACAGCCTGTCCCCGGCTGATGTCGAGAACATCAAGACCTTGGCCATCAACCTCGGCAAGGTACTCGCTGTCCTCCTTGGCTTCAAGGCCGCAACCGCCATCGTGGGAACCGTGTTCGGTATCCTCAAGGGCGCAGTGATGTTCCTCGCCGGACCCATCATCGGTGTGGTCCGTGGCTTCCTCGCATTCCAAGGCGCGCTCCAAGGCATCATCAGTATCCTTCCGATGGTCGGTGTGGCCGCTGGCCCCATCTCGTGGATTATCATGGGCATCATCGCGGCTATCGCAGCGTTCGTTGTCGCCTACGAGACGAACTTCATGGGCTTCAAGGACTTCATCGACGGCATCGTGAACTGGCTGGTCAACACCGCGCTCCCCGCAGTCATCGGGTTCTTCAACCAGATTGCAGCCGTGGTCGGTCCCATCCTCGCAGCCATCGGTGACTTCATCACCAACAGCGTCATCCCGGCCCTCAACCAGATTGTCGTCTGGATTGGCGAGACGTTCGGACCCGTCGTAGCGCAGTTCCTCGATATGTGGAACTCCATCTCGGTGTTCATCGGAGAGGTAGTCAACCAAATCTCCATCTTCTTCGGTCAGTTGGGTGACGCCATCCGTACCTTCTTCGGCTTCTTCGGGGACTCGACCAACGAGAGCAAGGGCACGGTAGATGACTGGGGTACCACCATTGCGGCCATCATGAAGGGCCTCGGTGACTTCATCACGAACGTCGTCCTGCCATACTTCAACGGGTTCTTCAACTTCGTCAAGGGCATCTTCGAGGCCATCGCTACCGTCATCAAGGGAGCCTTCCAGATTATCGAGGGCATCTTCAAGGTTGCGACCGCCCTGCTCACCGGAAACTGGTCCATGTTTTGGGATGGTATCCACGACATCATCAGCGGTGCGTGGGACATTCTGGTCGGCGTTGTCAAGGGTATCTTCGGTGCTATCGAGCAGGCCATCCGTACCGCGCTCGGCATCGTAGACGGTATCCTCAAGACCATCTTCGGTGACGGACCCGGTTCCTTCTACGGCAGCATCAAGGGTGCCATCCAGACCTTCGCTAAGTTCGGTGGCGACCTCATCGGAGGCATCGTCAAGGGTATCGGTGATGCAATCAACTGGGCCATCAAGCAGGTTACCGGCTTCATGGAGTCCATCTGGAAGGGCGTCACTGACTTCTTCGGCATCAAGTCTCCGTCCACGCTGTTCGCTGACATCGGCAAGAACATCGTGCAGGGACTCTGGAACGGTATCGTCGGCCTCAAGGACTGGATTACGAACAAGATGATGGACTTCATCAAGAGCGTCATCCCCGGTCCGGTGCTCGACGCCCTCGGCATCCACTCCCCGTCTAGGGTCATGGCTGAACTCGGCGCGTTCGCCGTCATGGGTCTGGCCAAGGGTATCACAGACAACGCTAACCTCGTCACCGACGCCATGAACGCGGTGACCGGCAGCATGGTGGCAGTTGCAGACTCGGCGGCAGCCAGTGTTACACTGGGTGACTCGACGTTCAACAACGTATCCTCGTCCTCGGCCACCAAGGACATCAACCTCAATGTCAACGTCGAGTCTGCTGACGGTTCCGTATCGTCCCTCGACATGAACACCCTTGCTGACCTCATCACTGGGTCCAGCATGACACGCGCTCTTGAGCGTATGGCGGCGACTGACTAATGGCTACAGTTACATGGAACGTCTCGAAGGACGCTCGTATCGCGGATAACGGCTCGAACCTTGGAGCAGGCGCGTCGGACTTCAACCCGACCGGCCTGTACGGTGGCTTCCTTTACCGTACCCTGCTCGGCTTCTCCTACTCGTTCAGTGGCATGGTGTCTATCACCAGCGCCGTCCTGTGGATGAAGTCCTCTACTCAGAACTACGTTGCCTTCGGTTCCGACCCTGACATGACTGTTCGCCGTCTGTCGTCCTCTTGGTCGGAAGGTTCCTCTGTCGGCCTGTCCGGTTCCAACGCCGTCCACTGGGGCAACCAGCCGGGTGTCACTGGCTCCACCGCTACGGGTGACATGACGACATCCGAGTCCACATGGGACAGCATCACCATCACCACCCTCATTCAGGAAGCCTTCGCTGCTGGTGTCTTCTACGGCCTGCGCTGCTACGCTAACTCTGAGTCTTCGGCAGCCGACGTATGGGAGATGTACTCGAAGGACCAGAGCACGTCCAACGACCCGTACATCGTCGTCACCTACACCACAAACACCGCACCGAACGCACCGACATCCCCGACCCCGACTGGCGACACCGTTGTGTCCGGGCTCACCCCGACCTTCTCGGCAACATTCAGCGACCCGGATGCCGGTGACCACATGGCCAACGCTCAGGTCATCGTCTACGCTGACGACGGCACCACGGTCATTTGGGACAGCGGTTCGTTCGCCGCTGCTGGCGCTTCCTTCTCCAAGGTCTACGCTGGCTCGGCTCTGACGGGCAACACCTTCTACAAGTGGAAGGGCCGTACCGCTGACGACGACGGTGCATGGGGCGCGTACACCGCGCTGCAAAGGTTCAAGGTCAACTCGACCCCGAACGCCCCGACCATCTCGCTGCTTGAGTCCCCGACCTCCGACATCAAGACGCTGACGCCTACGTTCCAGTTGACGCACTCCGACCCCGACGCATCCGACTCGTCCATGGAAGGCTACCACATCATCCTCGAACTCGCAGACGGCACATCCGTTTGGGACTCGGGTGACCTGTCGGTTGCTGCCACAGTCTCGAAGTCTCACCTGTACGCTGCTACCGCTCTGTCGTGGCAGACCGCCTACAGGTGGCGTGCACGCACCAAGGACAGCAACGGCGTGTGGGGTGCCTACTCGTCTAACGCAACATTCACCACCCACACCACGGGTGCCCCAATCTCGCTCGACCCGACCGGTGGAGCAACCGTTGGTTCGCTGACCCCGACGTTCGTCGGTAGCCGTGCGACATCCGCTGACTCCCTGACCAACGCACAGATTGAGGTCTACGCCGCTGACGGCACGACCCTCATTTGGGACTCGACCTCCTTCTCGTCTGGTGTCACAAGCACCGGCTTCTCGAAGGTCTACGCTGGTTCCGCGTTGTCCGGCGTCACCACATACAAGTGGCGTGCCCGTGTCATCTCGTCCGTTGGTGGCACATCCGCATGGAGCGCCTTGCAGTCCTTCGTCACCCCGGATACCAGCACGCCTTCGCTGGACTCGCCTGCTGGTTCCGGTATCACACCGGCTACCAACCTCGGGTTCACCATCACTCGTGCGTCGGCCAACTTCAACATTCACCAAATCTACATCTACTCTGACGCTGGCGGTACCTCGCTGGTCACGTCCGACACTCCTGTTGCGTATGGCGCAACCGGAACCAAGACGTTCACCTACTCTGGTACACTCTCGTGGAACACAACCTACTACTGGAAGGCCCGTGTGTCCTCGGACGGTGGCTCCAACTGGTCGCCGTACTCGTCGCTGGTTCCGTTCACGATGGACGCCGCTGGCATCCCGACCCTGAACTACCCGGCTGACAACGCATGGCTCGGTGCTCCGCGTGTCCTCGATGAGTTCGATGACATCACGTCCGTTACCAACGGCACGTCCGCTACCTCGTCCCTTGAGACGACGGCTGGCCTGTTCGTCACCGGCATCGGCGCGCTCAAGTTGGCCATCTCTGGCCTGTCCGCTTCGGGCACGTCGTACTCGTACCGCACCCTTGGAGCAGCACTCGACCTGTCCAACATCGGCTCCCTGACACCGGGCTCCATCTCGGTACGCTACTCGTCCAGCACCAACGTCTCGACCCTGCGCCTGCGCTTGGAGTTCGCAACGTCCTCGGACTATGTAGAGTACGACATCAAGCCGTCCACCACGGGTGTGTTTGAAACCAAGTCGTTCGTCAAGGGAACACCTACCGCAACCGGTGGCTCTATCGACTGGACTCAGGTCAAGAAGATTGGTGTCCGCCTCGTCGCTACGGGTGGTGGCGCTGTTACCTCGAACGTCTACGTTGACGACCTCAAGTTCGACAGCACGGCTCCGGCCTTCGACGCTACTACATACAACTCCGAAGTCGTATCTACATTCCGCATCCTCGTATACGCTGCCGACCAGACGACCCTCGTGTGGGACAGCGGCGACACCGCAGGCTCGGGCACGACCTTCGCCAAGTTGTACGCTGGCTCGACCCTGACCAAGGGCGTCGTCTACTACTGGCAGGCTAGGTACGTCAAGAGCACAGGCCCGACCGGTGCCTACTCGGCTCTCCGTGCCTTCACCATCAACGCCGACCCATCCATCTCGACGGGCCTTGTGCCCGCCTCGGGTGCCGTGCTGGCCGACTCCATCGTGCCGCAGTTCACCGCTGCGTACAACGATGCAGACAAGACGACGCAGGGTGACGCCCCGACCTACATGGAAGTGGAAGTCTACCGCTCGTCTGACAGCGTGTTGGCCTACCAGTTGATTACGAAGACCGGCCTGATTGGCTCGACCAACACCATCTACGATGGCCTGTCGGGCACCGTCAAGGTCACGGGCGCTGCTGCTCCTATCGCCTACGAGACAGAGTACAAGTACCGTGTCAGGTACTACGACTCCAAGGGAGCCCGTGGAACGTGGTCCTCGTACACAACATTCAAGCCGTCCGTTTCTCCGACAGTGGCAATCTCGTCCCCTTCGGACGGGGGAACCGTTGGTAGCCCGTCCTTCAATGTTACATGGGGTATCACGGCGGCAGGCGGCAAGAGCCAGAACTCCTACAAGGTCCGTGTCATCCGCACGTCTGATGACGTGGCCATCATCAACACCGGTCAGGTGTTCTCGTCCGCTACGACCTACGTCGTGCCGGGTGGCTACCTGACCAACGGCAACGAGTACGACATTGAGGTCACCCTGTGGGATGGCGATGGTCTGGTAACCGTACCGGACACCAACACCATCACAGCCGACTGGACCGCACCTGACGCCATCCAAGACTTCACGGTCACGGACGACGTGAGCCTGTCCTCCAACGTGCTGCACTGGACTGCCTCCAACCTGCTGTCCTCTGACTTCCGTCAGTACGTCATCTACCGCAGGCTGTCCACCGACACCGACTGGACCATCCTCGACACGCTGACCAACCAGTCTCAGGTTGCGTACTACGACTACACCGCTGCCAACACGAAGTCCTACGAATACAAGATGACCCAGTTCCAGATTGTCCCCGGCGACGTGGACCTTGAGTCTGGCGACTCGGACATCGGTTCGGCCATCCTCGACACGGACTCGTGGTTCGTCATCGGTGCTGACCGCAACGCAGCGCACATCTTCGAGGTCCCGGTTGTGGCTGCTCCGTTCAGTGAGCCGGTCCAGCAGGAAGTCTTCGAGCCTCTCGGCACCAGCCGTAAGGTCATCATCCGTGGCCGTGTCATGGGTGCCGAGGGTACGTTGCAGGGCAAGTGGAACACCACGGAGAGGGACGATGCCCTCGCTCAGGTGCTCTACATCAAGAGCAACGCTGGCCCTCACATCCTCAAGTCGCCGTTCGGTGACGTGTGGCAGGTAGAGTTCTCGGGTCCGAACAAGGAGTACGAGGCTGGCGGTCACATCACCATCAACATCAACTGGACAGAGGTAGCGTAAGTGTACGCCGTAACGCCATCCTTCATCACCGCATTGCAGAGCCCCGGCCATGCCATGCGTGTCAAGATGCAAGTGCTCGACACTGACTACAATGTCATCGAGTCCGGCGAGTTCCACGACATCGCCAATGGCGAGGCTGCCACAGACATCCTCGTTGACGGCAACGTTGACGTGGACACAACCCGCCTGACTCGGCGTACCTTCACTACCAACCTGCTGAACCCAGCCGGTGTCTGGTCCCCCGGCTCCGAGTGGGGCGGTACGTTCTACGTCAACAGGCTCATCCGCCTGTGGCGTGGTATCGAGTACGGTCCCGGCGCTGTAGAGTACGCACCTGTCGGTACCTTCCTCATCGACCACGCTGACATTGCTGTCGAGCGTGGCATGAGCCTCGTGGTCCTGACGGGCTCCGACCTCTGGAAGAAGTTTACCAAGAGCACGTTCTCGCGCAACAAGTCGTGGGCTGCGGGCACCAGCATCAACACCATCATCGCCTACATTGCTGACCAAGCGGGGGTCACTCGACTCAACCTCGACCCGCTGTCCTCTCGCGCCACTGCCGACAAGCAGGTTGCCAAGACCTTCGCTGTCGAGCAGGGGGACAATCGTGGTGAGGCCATCGCTAAGTTGTGCAAGGACAATGGCATCGACGTGTTCTTCGACCCGCTCGGTCGCCTGACCACCGAGGACTTGAACACTCCGGGTTCGAGGGCTGTAGTCTACACCTACGACCCGGATGACAACAACAACCTCATCACGGTCAAGGCGTCCTACACGGACGAGAACCTCTACAACACGGTGCTCGTGCTCGGCACCAAGAACAAGGATGCCATCATCGTCGCTCGTGTCAGGGACACCGACCCGACCTCGGTCACGTCCGTTGACCGCATCGGTGAGCGTGTGTTCAAGTACGAGTCCGACAGCATCGACACTCAGGCTCAGGCTAACTCCGTGGCCACCCAGTTGTTCTACAAGCACGTCCTCATCAACGAGGACATCACGCTTGAGACAATCTGCAACCCGGCCTACGAGGGCAACGATGTCATCAAGGTCCGTGAGTTGGACTTCTCGGGGCTGAACAAGAACTACCGCCTCAAGGCTTTCACCATCCCGATGTCCACCAGCCGCCAGTCTATCAGGCTGCTCCGTGAGGTTGCAATCTAATGGCTAACCAGTTCCAAGACTCTGACGCAACCCGCATCATGCAGGCTATCACAGGCAAGGCACAGCGTCAACTCAAGAACGGCGCACGCACCATGAC